TATCGCTCTCTACTTCAATACTTCTACAAATCTATAAAATTTATTTCAAATAATCGTTAGCATGTTTCAATTCTTTTAATTTGGCATTGTTTTCAGTAATATTTGAAATGCATTTTTGTCGTTTATTCTCTAAATTTTGAGACAATTTTACGCGAACTTCATTAAGCATTTGAACCGTTTCTAATTCAGTAAATTCACATTCAATTATTGATGTTAATTCTGCAAAAACATAACCTATCTTTTTTTCAATCATTTGTTCACGTGACATTTTTTTAAACCATCCCATAACTATAAATCTAATTTTAAAGTTGAATTATTGCTTGCATTATTCTTTTGGCGCTCCTTAAATTCTTTTGAAATCCATGTTCTAATCAAACATCCTTTTGATTCTGGAGTTTTAGAATTAACCGCACCTTGCATGAAAATAAGTTTTTCTTTTGCTAAATTTGAGAAAACCGCCCCAAACAAATTTACTTGTTGTGGCATTTCGTGAACTTCTAAATATGATTTCTTAAAATCATTAGCATTAAAGACTCTAAATTGCTTTTTAACCCATTCTGTTGCAAAATTAAAAATATTTATGTATTCAGCTTTATTTGCCATTCTAACACGGTTTAAAGCTTCTTCTTTGGTTTCTTGATGTTTGTCCATAATTTCATGATTAATTCTATTTTTAAATTTTGTATTTATTTAGCAATTCTGATATTTCTTTTTTGAAATCATCTAATTGCTCTGTTGAAACCCAAATTAAGTTTTTTTCATTTACTAATATTTTAGTATCAAATTCATGCGTTTCAGATGTTATTTCAACACTATTGTTTTTATAAATTAATTGCATTTTATTTTATTTTAAAATTTATACTCTTTACTCATCTTTTAACATTTTATTAAACAACTTATCTGCATTAATAACTTGTTTGGTTAGGAATATTTTATCTTCAATTGGAACTTCAAATCTGAACTTAACCATACTTGGGAAATCTGAATGACTTGGAATAAAAGCTAAATCATACAAATCTTTTTCGTAAACAAATCGGTATTTCCAAGGATCATCTTTTAAATGCTTTTCTACATAGTCTGTATTTTCCAATAAATCACGCATTTCTAAAAGTTGAGCTTCAGTTGGCATAAACGCAATAGCTTCTCCGTACTTAGTGTTATGAATACAACTATTTGAAACTATTTGCCAATATTCATCTTTAAAATCTTTTTTGAATAACTCCACATCCTTTTTAAGCAAACATTTTGCATAATCGTAATGATTGCTCAACTGATAACATTTAAGCTCTGAAATACAACCTCCTGGAATTTCTACTTGAAAATCTTCCGAACCACTCCAAAAAGAATATTTTGGGTGTATGGTTGTTTTGTCAATTATCAATTTGTATTCCAGTCCTAATTGCCAATGAACCCAAACTTCCCACAACTTGCCCCACGCAATATCTTGTTTATAGACTGGAAGTGTCAAACCTCTACCAAATTGCAACTCTTTTACTTTGTCTTTTATGTAGGTTATAGCACCAGCGCCAAATCCAAACTCACCTTTTCCCAAAACTGTTAAAACCGAAATTTTACTACTTGTAAATCTCGCTACTCTATTTGCTTTGTTATTCATTTTTATAGGTTATTGCGAAATAATAAACATCATCGTAATAGTAATACTGAGGCAAATTATTTGAGTGAAAAATTACTTCATAAGGGCTAACAAACGTAATATCGTAAGGATAATTAAATGATGGATTTAAAACTTGAATAATCGGTTTTGATGAGGTTATTCTTAGTGAATTATTTCCAATACTTTGATCAATTCCAATCCAATTAATTCTTTGAAATGGTGTAACGTCTAAATCCATTGATTTACTCCAAACCCCATTTAATTTGATTAAATTATCTTGGCTATCATAAACAATAGTTTCGGTTACTTGGCTGCATTGAATTTCGTTTGTTTCATCACTACAACAAGAAGTTGTAATGATGAAAATTAACATCGATAATAATAATTTAATTGCTTTCATTTTTGATTTTATTAAGTTGGTAAATCACTTTATCATAATTTTTAGAATCGCTTTCAGCAATTACTTTTTCGATAAAATCTAAATCTTCTTTTAAAATAAATTCTTTTTTAGAATTGTAAAGCTCAATAAGGTTTTCAAGTTTAGAAACATCCTCAAAATCTGTATCAATTGTGCCATGAACGTCTTTAATTTCATCAACAGATTGCATTCCTTTTAAAATATCTGGAGCGTATAATCTACCAAAAAAACTTGCAGCACGATATTGAAACATTAACTCCGGCATTGTTTGCCATTTTGAGCCAGATTTAGCAAGCCATCCCTCAGCCTTTACCATTAACCATGTTACGGTAGGTCCAATTAATTTATTCCCCTCCATATCTTCAGTATAGGCTCTGCATCCGTATTCGTCAGTTTTTGGAGTTCCTACAAATTCAAATCTTAATGGTTTAAAACGTCCACATGAGTTAATTGAAGCAATAATAAAAGTTGAACTCCAACTCGGTTTACCTTTGATAATATCCAAATTTTGCATTACTTCAAAAGGCGAAATATTCAAACGATTAGACATTTCCAATGCTATCATAGTGTTTGGAATATTGTTTTTGTAAGAGGCTGGTACAAGGTCAGATTTTGACAACATATTTGCCATTCTTTGTGCATCTTCAAAATTTGAAATTGTAGAGAATGCACCTCCTTTTTGTGTGGTTGTTGTTAATTCTTTTGACATGGTTTTATAGATTTTCTAATTCTGTTAATAATTGGTTATACAAGTCAGTAACTCTATTTGAAGCCTTAATTGAAAAGTTTTTAACTTCAATTTGGTCAGCATCAAAAACAATTGGAAAACGCCCTAATGTTTCAGATAAAGTTTTTTTGTAAATAGCTTTATCTTGAGATAAACGTTTAATTCTCGCTTTGTTTTCTTTTTCCGCTTTTGCTTTGTTTTCCTTTTCTAATTTGTCAGCAGCCTCTTTGTCTTTTTGAGCTTTGTCCGCTTTTTCTTGCGCTTCAATAATTAAGTTTTTAGCATCAGTTAAAAGGTTTTCAAAATCAATAACATCACAATTAAAAATGTTTTCTTTTTCGTAGTTGTAAAGGTTTTTTAAAGAATAAATAGGATGTGTAAAAACATTAAACACATTTAAAACTAAACCAATTTCAGTAAGTCTATTTTTACGGATTTCAAAAACCTTTTCTTTTTCTTCATTTTCTTTTGCTTCACGTTCTTTTTGTTTTGCTTTTTCAATAGAGTCCTTTGCATCAGAAAGAATTGTTTCGAATTCATTTGAATCACACTCAAAAACAGATTCTTTTGCAATTCCAGCAAACAAATCTTTGTGAACAAAAACATTTTCATCATTCAATTCAAATCCAATTTCTAAAAGCCTTTTCTCTCTAACAGAAAAAACCTCTTTTTGTAGATTTTCCTTTTCAACACGATTTTTTTCTTTTTCTGTAAGGTCTGAAATTTTGTTATTCAAAGCATTCTGAACTCTATCCTCAACTTGTTCAAATAAAATATCGTATTCCTCAAAATCAAACTCAACTCCGTAAATTTTCGCAACTGTATCACAATCAATAATAATGCTTTGAAAAGTCATTTTTTGAACAACCTCATAACATTCAGTTTCAATTGATTCAATTTTATCTTTGATTGTTTTAATTCTAGAATTCTCGATGCGTTCCTTTTCTAAACGTTCCTTTTCTTTGATTTCCTCAAACCTTTTCACTTCCGCTTGTTGTTTTTCTTCATGTGGCAAAGTAATCGCTACAAGTCCATCAATAATAGTTTTTACATCTTTTCTAAAGTTAGAAAGTTTTGAAGCAATAAGCTTATCTTGAGATTCTAATGAAGTTCTGCCTTTCAATAATGTAGTTCGGTTCTTTTTTGCAATTTCATAACTCGCATTGTCCGTAATTTCAATAAAAGGATATTGTTTTACTAATGCTTCTTGAGTTTCTTTAAAGCCTTTTAATTCTGGTAAATTAGTTGCTTTTAAATCGTCTAATGTTAGGATTTCTTTTGTCATTTGTTATTGTTTTAAATTATTATTGTCTTAATACTTTGGATTCAATATGAGTTTGTTTATATAATTTCTTTTCTATATAGGCATCTCCATCAGTATCGAAATAAACTTTAGCTTTTTTATTATCATACATTGAAAATCCATTTGTTTCAAAAAATATTTTATCGCCTTGTTTAAATTCAAAATCTGGAAATAAAGAATAAAGATAAAATCTATTATTTTTTTTAATAACTTTAGCCATATAATTTAGTTTTTAAATTTTTTTTTATCTAAATAAATTTTTATTAAAATTGTAGTAACAAAAGAAGATACTATAATACCGATGATAAATTCAATACTCATATTTTATATTTGTTTAATTTTTCTTATTTTAATTCATTAATCCAATTGATATAATCGGACCAGTCTTTGTCATTCATACTCCAAACCTTTTCGATATAAAGCCCACTCATTACGTTTTTTAATCCGAAAGAAGCAGTTCCAACCTCGACTAAACCCATTTTTTCAATTTCAATAAGTCTTTGTTTTGTTCTTTCATTATTTCCATTCGTATCATCATGCTCATAAAAAAACTTATTTTCAACAATTGAATCTTTGTTTAATAAATCAATCCATTTTTTATTTCCAATCTCAATTTGTAATTGAGCGTAATTTTCAGCAGTTACTTCATCTTCAAAATCGTACATTTTTGAATCCATAATCTCAACCCATAATTCAGCGTGCCAAATGCCGTTTTTCTTTTCAATTCTGATTTGATACTTATCCATACTATTCCGGAATTATTAAAATTTCTACTAAATCATTTTTAGTTTCAGTATGGTAATGTTTCAATAATTTAATACTTGGAAAAGAATCGCTTGAAGCCATAATCATTTCATTAAAATTGAAATCAAAACTTTGGCATAAAGAATAAAGCAATTCAATTACATCTGGAGCTTCTTTTTCCCAACTCATAATAGTAACGTTACTTGTTCCGCAAATCTTGCTTAAATCCTTTTTCATAAAGTCTGGATTAGACCTCTTTAATTCATACGATATCTTTGTAATATCGATTTTAAAATTTGTTTGTGACATATATTTGATTTTAATTGATTACAACTTTTTTTTCAAAATTAAATGGAGTTCCCATATAAATTGAATATCTTATTTGTATTTGAATTTTAGTTTCTTGTTTTATATTTGAGTTTTTAGTTGTAAAACTAATTTCTTCTGTTTGACTTAAATAATTTCTTTTTGTGAAATCATAACACCCATTTTTATCTAATACGCAATTTTGGAGGTAATATTCAAAATTTGGTAAATTATATTTTGGTTTTCCCAGCCACCATTTTGGATTATTAGAAATAATATCTAAACGAAAACCTAAATAATCAATAAAATGATTTGCTATTTCGTTTGTGTTGAATTGATTTTGTACGCTCATAATTAATACTCTTTGTTTAATTCAGAAAGTGGCTTTTCAAAATGCGAATCGTTTATTTCTGAATGTGCTGGTTTGTAAACATTTCCATCTGAAACACCATTTATAATTCTTTCATAAGAAATCGGAATGTTTGCATTTGTTGGAAATTTATCTTTTTTTATTAAGTTAAATGCTTCGTGAACATTTAGGGCTTCAACAGAATAATGTTCAAAGTCTTTTTCGTTTCCGCTAAAAAAACGAAACCATATTTTTAACTCGAATAACATAATCTATAATTCACGTTGTTTTAGCATTGCATCAGCCATTTTATAAGATTCTTTAGCCACATAATCGTAAGGATTTTCGTTGCCCCTATCTAACATCATGTCTTTGAACATTCTTTCATTAGAATGAATACCGTTTAAAACTGAATTAGCGAAATAATCTCTTAAAGTCATTCCATCTTCCCATCTATCGCTTGGTATTGGAAATGCTGAAGGGTTTTTTGGTTTTTTTTGGTTTGTTTCCATAATTAAGTTTGTTTTGTTATTTATTTTTCAAAGATATAATTAAATTTTAATCACACAAAGTTTTTTTTAATTATTTTAAATAAATTTTAATTGTTGTAATTTTATTTTAATCACAAAAAAAAGACTCAATATCCTAAAATACTGAGCCTTTCAAACAAAAAACAAAACAATCCTAACCTATTTTATTTTTTTCTGATTTTGCTGAATCTATATTATGATTAACATCTAATCGAGTATAAACACCTCCTAAACCAGAAATGGCAGTTTGAATTTTTACAAGTTCCGCATTAACCAAAACATCATAATTTTGCAATCCAGTTTTTAAAGGTTCAAACCTAACCATACTATAAGTATTTCCATTAAATTCAATAGTACCATCTTTTTTAAGGTAAATAACCGATTTAACGGCTTTATTTTCATCCATTGAATAAAACCTCGTTTCACCGCTTTCTGCTTCTTGTGATTCATTTATGATACCTAAAATCAAACTTTCTGCATCATTCGAAGTTTCAGCATAAATAGTACTCATTCCTTTTATTGGAACAGAATCAATTCCAAAAGGCAAACACTCATCAGCAGTTTTTGCTCCGAATTGAGAAACCTTTAAAACTCTTTTTCCTAATTCAATTATAAAATCTGAAAATTTACTAAAATATATCATTATGTATGTCGTTTATGTGATTCGTAATAAAATAAGATAGGTTTAGGAATTTCACCATTGTAAGTTTCTGGCAATACTAAATCTAAAGAGGTAGTTTCTGAACTCTCATCTTTATTTAATGTAATACTTGAAACTATCCATCTTGAATAAGCAAAACTATAAATCTCGTGGTTGTGAATGTTTATTAAATCACCTGGAATAATATCATCAAACAAACCTTGTAACTCAACTTTAACTGTAATGTTTTTTAATTCTGCTGCAAGTTCATTGTCGGCCGCTTTTTTAGTGTCAGTATCTTCCCCAGAACTCAAAACTTTTGTAGTTGGTCGAAATACTCCAATTAAAGGATTTTTAGCAACATCAACAGTAGAAACTCCAGCATTATCTTTTGATGGTTGCCTTACTACATTTATAATAGAATGCATTCCTTGACCGTTCCATTGGCTTGACATTCTCAAAGTATTATCTTTATTGAAATAATATTTAGGTTTTGCGTTGGTGTCGGGTTTAAACATCACAACTTGCCCCTTTGCATTATGGCTCAATAAAATATTTCTTTGTGATGTTAATTTAGCAATGTAACTTTTAACACTTTCAGTACTATCAGCAGTTGTTTTTTTGAATACTCGGTCAGCTTCTTTTGATTTAAAGGCTTTCTTTTTCTTTGGTTTAAAAGAACGTACATTTTTGGTAGTAACATCTTTTGTAAAATTACTATCAATATCAGCATCACCATCCAAAAGATAAACAACTTCAATTCCGTAAGCATTACACAATTTATTTGCAATTTCTCTCAATGAGCGTCCAGTACTTTCTAACGGGTACATACTCGGTGGAATAGTTACATCTTCTAAAATTCCGCTCAAAGAATATCCACTAATTGCAAGTAAATTAGAAGTAGAATCACTTTCAAAAGCGTGTCCCAAAATAACACCAGTAAATAACAAAACTCCATCATCTTTAAATATTTCTACTTTATGATATTGGAGCGGTTTAAACAATTCTTTGTGATCATCATTTTCTGGATTGAATCTAACCTTAAAACCAAAAGTAGAAGCAATACTATCTAAATTTCGAGTTATTGAAATACCAGTAAAATTTTCACAATTACGCCCGTTTATTAATATTTTCATTGCATATCTTTTTTAGTTTTTAATTTATGACAATCATCGCATAGTAATTGATAATTATCCAACCAACATCCACCACCACCTTTGAAAACTGGTACAATATGATCTTTATGGATTGCATTTACAATTAATCCATTTTTATACTCTTTGTACTTATCCATAACACCGCAATTACAACAAGCCCAATCTTTAAATTTAATCTTTAAAAACTTATCTATTGTTTGAGGATGATTAATTAAAATACCCCATACACTTTGCGTGAATTTGGAACAATCATCTGTGGCATATCTAGTTCTTTTACCTTGTAATTTTTTACCACATCCACAATCACAAATTCCATTTTTCTTTTTAGGAAATAATAACTCAAAAGGTATTGATTGTTTTCTTTTAAATTTATCTATTTTATCAAAACCATTAATATCATTTGGATTTAATGACATTATCCTATCATTTAAACTACACATAATACTTAATTTTGCGCCCTTTTTTAATTCTGAATAACTCTTTTAGTTTGATGTTATTTATCTCTCTAAATCTTTGCATATTCTCATCACTCGCTAATCCCATGTATTTATGAGTAATCAATACTAAATTACTATCCTTTGGCAAATAAACTATTCTTTCTTGTTGGGCATCAAAAGCCAAATCAAACAAATTAGAAATAGTAAACATAACCAAATCATGTAATTCACTTTGAACAACTGCATCTGGCTGATATGGATTATCAATATCATATGCAGAAGTACCAGCACCATCGATTAAATCCAAATAATAATTATATAGTTCTAATATTGTACTACTAACATAATCTACTTCAGAAACAATTGTATAATCAGTTTCAAAATCAAATACTACTGCGGTATTACATAAATTTGATAAACATGTTGCTCCTTGGCTTTCAAAAAATACTTTATCAGCAACACTATTAAAACCACGAAATAACGTATTAAAAGCGGTTTTGTATGCATTTACTCGAGGCAATACTTGAACATCATAAAAACTTGGACCACTTAATAACACTTGCGCATCTAAAATAGCTTGGTTTGGGTTTGTTAATAGATTTTCAGCAGACTTTTGAGCCTTTGCAAGTGCATTTTGATAATCTACGTTTGTTTCATCTGATTGTATGGTTTCAAAAGATTTAGAAATTAAAGCATTTGATTCTTTATTTTTCTGAATATCTTCACTTGTTTGCGCCTTTTTACTTGAATAGGCCAATGCAGAATTTTCCATAACACTATCTCTTTTTACAAGTGTGTTATCTTGAATTGATAAGTTGCTCTTTGGATAATCAAAAACAATTGACTCCCAAAAATCTACTGTAATTTCTGTAACATTATAATTAGCATCATTTCTACTTAACGATAATGGTTGCCCTTTTATTACTCCATAAAAAGGATGAGTAACGGTCCAATAACGATTATCTTTTGCGCTATCTTCAAACTCTTGAGCTTGTTCAATATTATCATCGCCTTGAAACCAAAATGTTAATGGATATTTTCCACTCTTTGGCTTTTTACGTTCAACTAATGACTTTTCAACATCGATAAAATCAAATGAAGAAGTATTATATTCAATTGATTTTTCTCCAGGTTTCCATAATGGAAAAAACTCTTTTCCATCACCAGTTTTTATTGAGAATTTAATATTCTCTATTCGATTAATCCAACTCATGTTTTTTATCTTAAATGTTTACGAAATTGAAATTGAGCATTTTTATAATACAACCTATCCATTTGCTTTGATGCTTGAACTGCGCTTGGATAAATAAATGGTTGTGCTTTAACCCTACTTGTTTTTGTTTGCCTTACGTTGTAAATAGGTACTATTTTTGTTTTTGAAACTCGCTCGAAAACAGTTTCTTTTGATCCGTTTTTAATTCTAAAATATTTAGATCCTTGAATTCTTTTTTTAGCCGTTCCTATTTTATCTAAATTCTTGAATTGATTTTTGGCTTTTACTTTTTTACCATAACTTCCAGAAATACGCCCCATATTATGGGGAGTTAATTTACGTCCATCAATATTCCCTCCTTTTTCTTGGACCACTAAACCGCTTACTAATTTTTGTTGAGTTGTTCCATCCAAACCAATTGCAGAAGTCATATTGTTTACATCCCATCCTTTTGCCTTTTCTACTTTTGAAAATTTACTAAATAAGTTTTTTTGTCTAATTGTAAAGTTTTCGTTTGCTTTTTGTGGAACTAACTTTTTAGATTCAAACGCAACATCATTTAAAGTGAAACGAACCGCATTTGGAAAAGCCGATTTGTGAAGCTTTTCCAATTTTGCAGTTAGTATAATAGTTGCATCTGTGTTTACATCTAAACGCATCAGTATTATTTTAAGTTAAAACCCATTTTTTAGCAACCTCACCAGTAGTGAAATAAACCTCACCATTGAATCGGAATAATTGACCGTTAACACTTGGCAAAAACATTATTTCTGTTTTAACACCAGTTGTTAAATTGAATTTATTTAATTGTCCAGTAATAAACGTGTATAAAAATCCATTTTCAATTACTGCATTTGTTGTTTTTACAAATGTTGCATCTATTGGAGTTGTTGAAACAAATATAAAAACACCAGATATGTTTCTTTCGTATTTATCTATATCATAATCATTTAAACTTCCATTACTATTATTTGTAATAAATAACTCACCATCCAAATTAATATAAAAATATGGCAAATAAGTATTTCCAGCTGCAAAAGTTATATTTAAAACTATAGATGATAAATCTAAAGAAACGCCATAAATAAAATAATTGTCATCAGATGGCCTAAATACAACACAAATTAATTCATTATTTCGTAAAAAAATATCGTTTAAAACTAAAGTACCATCACTTGCATCTACCCTTATAGCTTGTTGAACTTCTTGAACACTTGGTAAATCCGTCATTAAATAACCATTTTCTTTATAATACATAATATTTGTATCATTAAAAGCGATTGGGCTTCCTAATGATGTAAAAACCGTATCTTCAACTTCAATTAATTTATTTAAAGAATAAGCTTTTACCCCATCGGTATCTATAATAATAATAACCTCCTCACTTGCATTAAATCCCAATGAGCTAAAAGGTAATTCTATATCTCCAGTTCCCCTTAACTTGTATGTCTCTAAACTATTATAGTTATCCGTTACTTGAGCAAAACAAACAAATTTATTAGGCAAATAAGCTAAATCTAAAGGTAAAGTCCAAACATCACCATCTAATGTTAGTACATGGTTAATATCGTTAATTTGGTTTGGTAACTTTTTTAATGCCTCAACTACTTGAAATTGAGTGTCGTTATTATCTTCCGTTTCAGTAGGCGTGATCCCAGTTAACACTAATAACCTATATAAGTTCATTAAAATATCACCATAAATCTCACGGACTACTGGTGTTCCATCCAAAGTATCAGTTTCATTTTGAATATTTCCAGTAAATGGATATTTGGCGTTTGTGTCTTTGACAATTGGTAAACCTCCTATTGTTTTCATATATATTTAATTTTATAATTGTTGAACTTCAATATGTATTTTCAAATTTTGCCCCTCTGCAACCGTTTCTGCTAAACCAATTTCAAAAGTAGTTGTAGTCAAAGGTTTGAAAACTGGAACACAAACATTATTATCTGCAATAATATTAGCACTTTGACCTTGAACATAAATTTTAACCAAATAATTTGTATTTGCCATAGCGTTTGCCATGGTTACCACTAGTTTTGTACCATCAGTTCCTAGAGTACTTGCAACTGCTCCAGAAATATCTCCAGAAACAACCATTGCGCCAGTAGAAACCGCAACCTCAACACCGCTAATATAACCTCTGTTAATAATAGTGTCAACGAAATTATCAATAATGATTTTATCAGCAGCACTTAACAATCCGTTATTAGAAACAGTAGCTAAATAAGTTCCAGAATCAACTCCAGTTACTCTACGTGCAAAAACAGTTTTATTTGTTAATGGAGTAGTTGCGAATAAATCAGATGTTCCAGTATTTTCAGTCGCTTGACTAGTTTTCTTCAAATATAACAATTCACTAACTGCCAAATCTAAATTTACAGAATCAACTAAACGTACTAATAAAATAGTTGACCCCGTTTTAATCAATCTAACGTACTCATTTGTTTTAAACGCTCCAATATTAGCAAATGAAATAGTTACGTTATCTGAGCCTTTAATTTGTGTTTCAGAGCCTAAATCAACCGAACTTTTACAAATCAAACTTTCATTGTTCTGCATCAATCCAATTTTAGCAGAAACATTTAAAACTCCAGAAACGGAGCTTAAATTTTGAATATAATTATTTTTGTTTGCAAATTCTTTTAATGCTTGAATTGTTTGATAATTATTTACTTCGTTATCTGGTAAATCATTTGGAATAATTCCAGCCAACGTAATAAGTTTGGCAAAGAATTGTTGAACATCACCATACACAAACTCGTTTACTGGCGTACCATCACCAGCACCAGTATTATCTTTAATACGTCCATAAGGATAATTTGCATCAATAATAATATTCGTTAAATTCGCTTTATTTCTCATTGTTATTTTTTTTCAAAGTTAAACATAATTTATAAATGTGTATGCTGCTAAATGCGCTGGCTTCAATTTCAATACTAATTCCTTAAATTCTAAAATTCTACTCGATGGAATATTTGCAACTTCTCCAAGTACCTCACCACCAATAAAAAAAGTTGCCCATAAATTATTTGAGCCACCAACAGAATAACTCTCATTTAAAACATTTTCATTTGCAATTACATCATAACTACTAAATCCATGCTGAGTTCCTAATCCATGTTGCGTATCACCTCCATGCTGCACTAAATCCAAACTAATTGCTAAAACATCATTTGGAGTTTTATAAGGAAATAGATTTTCGTGAACCCAAACATTAAAACCAGCAAGTTGCAATTGACTTTCAATAAAAATTCTACTCTGACGAGCTTTTATGTTACTGGGAAATGCTATTTTTCTAGCAATGGCTTGTCGCCTAAAATCTAAACTTAAACTAGCATTGGTAATTAACCCTAAACGATACTCCCAAAGTTCACAATCATTTTCATCAAACTTTACACTATCTGGAAATATTGAATCAATAGTGGCTTGTGAGTCATCAACAATTCGAATAAGACTTCTATTTATTGCATTGTGTAAATTATCAAAAACACCATTCTTTTGCATCCACCAAGCTCTACCAGTTGGATATAATTGACGAGCCAATCCACTCATTATATCTGCTAAATTTTCACCTGGAATAGTTGGCATTCTATGTGGAGTTGACATTCCATGAGGAGTGCCTAAACCATGTTTCGTGCTATTATTAGTTACTTCATACATACTATGCAAATGTTAAGTTTCTCAAATAAGGAATAAATCCTAAATTAAACTCATAACTCAAT